TTCAAATGGCAATGAACCCACCTGAGAACCAAGATAAGACACCTAAAGTAATAGAACAGTCTACAAGAAAGCCTGTAACATTTAGGGTAGAACCTGTTAACTACACTAATCATGGCAAACCTATACAGACTAAGCCTGTAGGCACATTAGTAAACTTCGAGGTATAAAATGACAGTAGCAATGGAACGTATATTAGCTTGGAAACTACTACCACGACTGATGATGTTAGTTATGACACTTATGTACATTAGAGTGATTGAGTGGTTTATGTCGCTACCACCAGAGGCTATGACATCACAGGCAACTGCACTTACAGCAACCGTAACGGGAGCTTTAACAGGAGCCTTCGCTGTATGGCTAGGTAATGAAAAATGATAGGACAAATCTTAAGTAGTGTAGCTGGTTTAGCTACAAGTGTAATAGACAGTAAGACACAGATCAAACTCACTGAGGCTGAGATTAAGAAGAAACAGCTTACAGGTGAGATAGACTGGGATCTAGCTGCAATCCAGGCTACACAGAATAGCTGGAAAGATGAATGGATAACCTTACTCTTCAGTATTCCCCTGATACTGGCGTTTTGTGGTGATTGGGGTAATGCTATAGTACAAGCTGGTTTTGCAGCACTTGAGACTATGCCAACATGGTATCAATATAGCCTTGGAGGGATCGTATCAGCATCCATAGGAATTAGGTCAGTATCTAAATTCTTCGGTAAGTAAGTGAGGTAATTTGTATAAAACAATAGCTAGAGCATCTATCAGTAAGTACACCCTTAAACGTCACCTAAGACGACGACAGAAGAAGTCTAAGAAGGCTAAGTCAGTCTTAGACCTACCCCCCAGAGGTTTCTTCTCTTGCTTCTGCTGGGACCGCTCTTGCCCTAACCATAAATAAAAACTGCAGACAAACTAAAGGCCCCTTGGATTTCTCCTTGGGGCCTTCTTTTATAGGTTTCTACCCCATTGATGACAGAGGTAGTCTTTTATTACCCACCTATTTGCTTCTAAGGTCTGCATACCTAAAGCTAAAGAGTTTAGACAGGCTTTCTCTGAAGTGTACAGAGTAGGAGGTGATGCACTCTTACAAATTGCTGTGTCTAAATGGCACGTCAGTATTATCGCTGTCCACATCTGGATTCTCCAATATATCTATAAGCCTTTCGAGATACCAGATACACTTCCTAAGATCTTCTACAGGCTTATTCTTATAAGGCCATCTCCAAAGATACTTAAAAGCAGATTGCCAACAATAGGCAGCATGGGTATTTACAGCTGCCCCCTCAGTCATAGCTTCCATAGCGTCTATACATTCTATGGTACTATTGTAGTGAGGCGGACTGTTAACGTAGTCCACCTCTTGAGACTTACTCAACTTTGATAAATCCCATTTAGCCATTAGAATGGTGGCTCCCCATACTCGTCAAGTTCTACTCCTTTGTAAGACATATCGACTTCATAGACTTCATCTTCTACAGGTGTATCTGTGAAGTCTTTTTGTATTATACCCATGTCACTTAAGTGCAGTGACAGTTGAAGTGGTAACTGGTTTTCCATTGTAGTCTCCTAAGTTAAATCTACTATTTCACAAACATCACCGCTACAAGCCATTGTTTGCATACCTGCGGTGTTGTCCTCTTGTTCATACTCCGATAACTCAGACCAGTCAATAGCCTTTGGCATCTTTTGTGATAGTTCAAAGTATTCTTCCATTGTGCAGTCCTGATAAGGTGCCTGTTGGTAAGTGTGATCTGTATGAGGTAAGAAAGAAACACCTGACATTTCATCAAAGTGTTTATACACAAATGCACCTACTTCCATCCACTCCTCGTTCTTTACAGAGATCGTCACTGAGGGCTTATGTTCACACCATGACCTCTGATAGATCAACCATGTCTCTAACTGCTCTAGGGCGCTCATATCGTTCCTAGTAACAGAAAAAGGTGGCGACTTAACTGGGAAGCTAAATACTGTAGTAGTGTCTCCTTTCATTACACAGGGTTCATTAGGTATCCCTTTATCCTTCATAAACTGTGTCAAGGGATCTTTATTGTCACCACGCACAGTGCGGATATAATAGGGACTATGGCGGGCATGAATACCACTAGCACTATCTACCAACTGAGAAACTGTACCCGATGGTTTCACGCACGTAATAGCAGCCGCTACAGGAATACCAAGACGGTCAGCCCATTCAGCGTTAGTATTAACAGCCACGGTGCGTAAGTGCTCAAGGGTCTTCTCCAAACCTTCGTTCTTACGGGTCATTAAAGTGTTATCCATTATACCTGTGAGTGACACACCGAGCAGTCGCTCTTCTTCGGTGTTGGTAGTCCACACCTTTCGCAGATACGGAAACTTGGTGTAGGTTGACTGGATAGTTCCCAATATAGTTGCCAGACGGACTTTACGCTCAAGATCTTCCACAGTGTCCGTATCACGTACAACACACTCCGTAAGGTTACAGAACTGATTAGGACGCAAAATGATTTCACTGCACGGATTAGTGCCAAACTCATAGTTAGGATCACGTCTGCCATTTTTTGCAGCTTGCACTTTACTTGCTTGACGATTGAATACACCACGTTCCCCTGACTTACTTTCTACTAAGGCTTGCCATTCCCGCATGAAGGTTTCCATATCGGGCTTCTCTGTGTAGCTCACACTGTTGTTAGACAATGCACGATGAGCTGCTGTCTCCCACCACTGTCCTGATTTAGCATGGCGCATACGATCATCACTTAAGTTAGACAGAGAGATCATAGCACTACGGCGTACCCCACCAACAACTACGATCTGACCGATGAAACACATAAGATCGTGACACTCAATGGATGACAACTTACGACCTTGAGCATTCTTGAATGTAGTAACTGCAAAGTTAAACAGTTCAACTAAAGGTGCAGGTCCAGATGCTCTACCACCAAAGGTCTTAAGTCTAGCACCTGCAGGTCGTACACGAGAGACATCCCACTTAGGGATCTCACCAGCCCATAGGAGAGCAAGGATTTGACGGAAAGCTTTAGCCCACCCCTCTTTACTATCTTTGACAACGACAATCGTATCGCTCTCAAATAGCTCAGGAACCTCTGGTAGTCTCTGAACAAACTGTCGCTCTACTGAGAAGCCTACACCTGTACCGCACAGCAAGATAAACATAGCTTCATCGAATGCTTTAGGATCATCCACAGGTAAATAGCTACAGTTATAACCTGCAGTATTGTCCCTAGTCAAAGCTGGTCCTGCAGTCATCATAGCTCTCATAGAAGGCATAACCTCTAAACTCAATACTGCTTGCTCTAGATCAGACAGGTTATAATCAGGGCCTACTCTTGGACGCACTACGTTGGTCATATACCGAGAGACAGTTTCACCCCAGTCTTCTCTACCTTTTCCATCGAAGTACTTTGCATACCGAGACTTAGCAATAAAAGTCTGATAGTCTGTTGGTAAATAATTATTCATCTGTTGTCACCTGATCCTTTTATCTTTCCTGATTTCTTACGCTTATCTAACTTCTCTAAGTTTAACAAAGCTATGTCTGACAGAGTATAGCCTAAATCATCAGCAGCTAGAGCTGCGTACCACAAGGTATCTCCAATCTCCTTAGCGATCTCAAGCTTATCCATACGACCGTCCCTCATCCACTTCTTAACCTTGTCAGCTACCTCTCCAGCCTCACTAGCTAGACCTAGTGCAGGGTAAACTAACTTGAAGCTTTTATCATAGATGGCAAAGCTTTTAGCTTTCTGTTGGTACAAGTCCATATCTGTACCTGTAATATCGGTAGCTACGCTGTCAATATCATCCTGAGTTATCATCGTCATACATCTCCAATTCTACAAAACCTAATTCATCTAAAACCATTAGAACACTTGGCATATCCGTCTGGCTATCCTCTAGTATCCTCTCAATACCGTAAGTCTCTAGCAAGTCTAAGACTTCGTCATAAGATTTATCTCTATTACTCATCTGCGTACTCTCTTCTAAGAGCAGACAAAGAGATCCACTGGAGATCATAGTTACCGTTGTCTACATATCTTTTGACCACCGCACCAGATCTCCACTCTCTGTTAGCTTGACCTGCCCAGCTCTCCTCTTTACCTTTGAAGCAGCCAGCCACAAGGCCGTTGATCGGATAAGGACTAGCGTCAGCTTTATGGTAATAAGAGAATTTATGACTATGACCGACAGTAGCAGAACAGGCCAGCTTTTCAGTAAGAGAATAGCCATGATGCTTAGTTGACATAGCAGAACCATAGTTACCAGAAGAAACATAATGACCGTAGAGTATACCATCATAGTGAGCGAGGGTGGGGGCTGAGTTAGAATATTCATGGTAGTCATTGAACCAGTGGTCTGTCTGCAAGTGCTTGAAGGAGACACCATATTTATCCCCTTCGAGCCGTGGATCAGCTTGTATAGCCCTTTTAATCCTATTCTCATGATTACCTTCAAACCCTATCCAGCTCGACTTCTTGTACTTCCTTTGGTTAGGCATATGGCGCAACTTCTCCATAGCATCGTTGTAGCACTCAATGTCTTTCTCGTAGTTCTGAGAGACAACAGCTTGAGGGCTACGAGTGTCGAAGCTGTTAAGAGATTTCATATCAGCACCATCCCCAAGATCTACAACATAAGTCGGGTTGATGTCATAGATGAGGTTGCCTAACCAAAGAAACCTTTCATTACTTACAGAAGGATCTGCATGAGCACAGGAGAAAACTACTACAGTCTTGTGTCGGGAATAGATGTAGGACATTTAGATCTCCAGTGTCTCTATAGAAGTCTTGAAGTGTTTCTGTACTACGTGGAGAGCTTCTTCTTCTGGGTGGCAGATATAACCCCTGACATACTCTCCGTTGTCATCATAGTTTCCCTCAAGACCAAAGTAATCTCCAAAGTCTAATACTTCACCTTCTGCCCAATAGATTTTCATTTTCGACATTTTAGTAACTCCATAAAGTAGTCTGCCTTACATAGTGCCAACCATTCCTGTCGGTCACCCCTAAGAAAAACTACGGGTTCATATTTACCATCTTGTACAGCTTGACTTAAGTACTGATACATAGTTTTAAAGTCCCTACGTCTTTTTACTTCGATAGATAACGGAAGAACTTCTCTGGCCCTTGGGGAAAGAACAATGTCCTCTCCGTTTACCCCCATGATCTGTGACTTAACATCATCAGGGTGAAGCTCAGGGAAAGCCTTTAGTAACCTATCCCTAACTTCCTGTTGACCTACGCGGCCTTTTGCTTTCGCTGATCTAGCGGTTGCCATAGCTCTCCCTCTTCTCTTCGTAGCCAAAGAAGTCTAGCGTTCTCAATGACCCTCTCTCGGTCACCATCGTAAGCTTTTAAAACGGCATCCCAAAGGTCTTCTTCTTTAACCAAACCCTCAAGTATTTTCTCAGCTTTCTTAGGACCAACTCTGTATAGACCTTTGATGTTATCAGCTGCATCACCTGTAAGGATCTGTGTGTAGAAGAACTTAAGACCGCTCTCTTCGTCTACGTTTTTCCAGACATTAGTATTAAAGTTAAAGTGGAAGGCAGGTATCTGAAGCATATCCTTGTCAGCTGAAGCTACGACAGACCTATTGCCAATCTTGGTAGCTTCTATGGCAATCAAGTCATCAGCTTCTTGACCACAAGAAATCTCGGCATCCCAAGCTTCCACTAAGTGGTCTCGTATAGCTGATAACCAGACTGGCTTCTCTGCATCCTTCCTGTTTCCTTTGTACACTGCAGTCTTAGCTATCCCCTCGCGGAAGTTACCTTTACCTGTCAGGTAAACCTTATACTCCCCAGAGTTTGTGTAGAAGGAAGTCTCAGAAAGTATGTAGGACATAAAAGTATCGACCTCTATAAGAGCAATCTTAAGAGGTTTATCTTTATTTGCAAAAGCCATCCTGTAGGCTACGATGTCTCCGTCTATAATTACTTTACTCATCTTTTTCACTTAACCTAACCTTGAGTACATCTGGTGGATACCCAAAAAAGAAGTCATCGAAACCCCAAGAGTTAGCAGCTTTGATACAAATGTATTCAAAGTCTTCTGTCGTATACACATTATTTTGCGTATAAGTCATGCTGCGTACTTGGTCGAACTCGTCAGTCTCAGTGACTGTTATCTCTACCTTACAACCCATACTATTCTCCGTAAGGAGAAGCCCCCGAAGGGGCTTCAGTTAAAAACCAGATGCCATATCTGCGTCTGGAACATAAGAAACTAAGTCGAGGACACCTAGCTTCTCTAGGCGGTGACCTGCCATATTACCCTCGCCATACATAACCAACTTGATACGAACCTTGGAACCATTACCAATGAGACCATCCATCTCAAAGTCCCAACGATCATTGACAGTATTTCCGTCCATCTTAACTACAACAGGTGGACCACCGAACTCCTCTACAGACCTATTGACGTGGTTACGATAGATCTTGAAGTACTTACCAATGCCGAAACCCTCACCGTCATAAGGATCTTTAAGGGCAATCTTCTTACCACGAGCCTTAGCTTCAGACATGATCTTGTCTAAGTTATCCTGATCTTCTGGGTAGAACTCAGCGTTATACTGTCCATCAGGTACAAACTTAGTATCCATTTCTGATGTACGAAGTCTAGCCCACTTGATGTAGCCATCCATCACGATTGTCTTTGCTTTAAGTTTAGCCATTTTCTCTTCCTCTGTTTGAGATAAGTTTAGTATATAATATCTAGGATAGTGTTGTCAACCCCAGTCTAGTGTATTTCTGCATAATTATTTCCAAAGCTATAATCTATGCCAAGTGGTACATTGAGTTTAACTAAGTCGTTTACACTATCAATGCTGTCTTTCATTATCTTTGCTACATTCTCCTCTTCTCCTTTGTTACACAGGACAATAACTTCGTCGTGGAACTGTCCTATGATATTTAAACCAGATTGCCTACACTTACCCACCCAAAGATCAAAGCAGTAAACACCAGTGCTTTGATTGAGCGTACTAAACTTATCCTTCTCGTACCGTAACGAGTGGTACATACCACTGATGGGGTTCTGTAGCCAAGAGCTACCGTTAACCTCACGAACCTTAACACTGTCGGCTACAGCACCTATAGACCAGTTTCTTTCCCAGAAGGCAGAAAGCATAAAGTCAGCCTCTGAGTAAGTACCTGCCATCTGTACAGCCAAACTCTTTGGACCTACACCGTAAGTGGCTGCATAATTAACAACCTTGAATTTCTTACGCAGGGACTTAAGATCAAGCTCCCCTTTGTTGTAGGCATCTATGTCAGCTTGAGAGATCTTACCTGAGTGTTTGGCTAAGTCCAAGTGGGGATCAAAGCCCTCTACTGACATCTCGTCAACATAGTCTGGATCATGGTCATACATATAGTGACGCTTAGTTGTATCTTCCAGTGATACCATATCAGCACCACACAAGACATGGCCTTCGGGTGCAATCAGGCATCCACGGATCTCTTTGCCCCAAGGCTTTTCCACTGAGGGTAGATTTACCAAAGGACGAGCGTGACGGAACCGCATGGTATTAGTGAAACCTGCAATACTAGCTTTGACATAACCATCCTCTACAGAGTTTACAAAAGCTTTAAAGATAGCCAGACGATGGTTGATTATCGTAAGACCTTCCAAAAGCTCTACAGACTTATCTCTCTCTATCAAGTCTTTGACAGATTGACACAGTTCATTGTTAACACGTATCTGAGGTACACCCTGAGACTCCATCTTACCACTGTCTTGCTTTAACTTACGTGCGCCTAATATGTTTTGCGCCTCTTTGTTAAAGTTAGAGTGGCCTTCCTTACCCTTGTAGTTGTCAATATAAACAGCAGGTTCCCAACCCAAGCTAAACAACCAGTCCTTCACCTGTGTAATAGAATTAGGATTGGCGTCCACTTCTCTCAGGACTACCTTAACAGTCTCTGTGGTATGAGGAAGCTTCATATCGTCCATGAGAGCTACCCAGTCACTAGCAAGCTTAGTCAGATCTCCAGCAGAGTTAAGCCACTTGGCAGGTCTCTTACGAGTGCTGTAGACCTTTTGATTAGGCATAGCTTTTGTAAGCTGATCGACTTTATCCGCTTTCATAGCTTCCAGTTGAGCTAAGTGGGTCTCAGCTTTGTCTACATCTAATTTCCACTGTAGCTTCTCCTGATCTGCAGCACAGTCCAGCTTGAAACATAAGTAGTTAATACACTTTTTAAGATCTTCCTCTTCTTTATAGAGCTTCTTCATCTTGTACATAAGCTCGTTATACAGTCGAACGTTTATCTTAACGTCTTCTTCGCACCTATGTATATACTCCTCTACACTGAGGCTGGCCCAATCGTCTATCTGAGGCTTAGGTACACCGTACTCTGCCCCATAGCCCTCAAGACCGTGACGAGGACGGTCATAGTTAACATACCAAGACAAGGCGAGAGTATCTATTACTTGCTGATCTCTTCTAGGCTTAAACCCAATGAGCCTTTCAAGTACAGGTAAGTCATAACGTATGATGTTGTGACCTATAATCTTACCAGCTGCACATAAAGCTGCCTTCATCTCTGCGTAGTCTGTGGTAGACACCACAATATCTCCCTCAGTAAAACTGAGGCAGTGTATCTTTGTAGCATCAAAGCCATCTGTTTCAATATCGAATATCATCTTAACCCCACTGTTCTGCCATAGCATCTGCTATGCCTTGATAAGTCATACTACGTTTCTTCCAACGATCTTTAGAAGGAGAAAGATAGTGTATCCTGTTACGCTCTGCTTTGGTAAGCTTTAGCATATCCTCTTTTACATTATCCGTTTCCTGTAACAAAGGCAACCCTCTTAGCCACAGACAGGTAGCTTTCTGCTCCTTATGACCAAACATCCAAGGTTGGATGGTCTGACTTTGGTGCCTAAACCCAATCAACTCTTTTGCATACTTGTGCATGATAGGGTTCTCTACACATATTCTAGGGACTTCTAAATCAAGGAACAGGCTAAAGAACTCTGCACCTTCTCTCAGCTTGTCCCACCTAGAAGGGTCTTTGTGCAGCCAAGACACACCCGCATTGGTCAGGTAAGTACAAGGTGGATGAGCTATAACCATATCCCAAGAGGTGTCGTAAAGAATATCCCTTACGTCTCCTTTGTAGTGATATGGACTATCGTCATCTGCATCCAGTAGGTCACAAGATACAGCGTTATGACCTTTAGCTCTGAAAGCCTCTCTGACAGTACCAGAGAACTCACAGGCTACGAGAATGTTTTGCTTAATGTACATTTATTTCTATCCCTTATTCTATACCAACGCTCCATAGTTCTCTTTATACTCTTAGGCGTTAGTGATGTAGCATGTAGGAGTATACCTCCTGTTACTCTTCCGTACAACCCCTCAATTTCAAACAAAGCATTGTCTATGTAATCCCCCTCACAACCTTGGCTGATAGAAGGGGTGTTTGGCAATGGTCCTCTCAGACCTAACTCTATTTGATTTACCTCGAAGTCAAAGATAGCTTCACCTAAAGCGTGTTCATGTATTTCATGTGTCGACATATTGCACCACCCTTGCAACTACATAAGATTTAGCACGTTTTACAGCTTCTTCTTGGGTATCGTAAAGCTTTGGTTTGCTGTTAGGATGAAGAATGTCATCGTCAACCTCATTGACCCACTCTGTACCCCCAAAGCAAACTTGCACTGCATATTTAACCACTGACATTTGGTTTCCTCTTAGGTTTAATAGACCCTGATAATGCATAAGTCTTTAAGCATTGACCTATGGCATTCCTATCTAGGGCATACACTGGTTCGTAATAGGCTGGTAGAGCGTCTCCACAGGCCCTAGCACTGGGGAAGATCACTTTAGACTGTAAGTGATCCCCATTCAGTGTGTAGCTCAACACAAGGACAGTATAGAACAACATCATAGATACTCCACTACTACACCAGTGTTCCACCTCTTTGCTTCCTTCTCAGCTTCTTCACGGTCAGTAAAAACCCATACTTTAGTGTCGTATGTCCAAGGGTTCTCTTTTCTAACGAAGGTGTATTCACCTTTCTCAATCTCTATTTGAACTGCATATCTATTCATCCGTTTTCATCCTTTTATTATACTTACGAAACCTTTTATTGTAAGCCCTTTTGATCTTCTTTATCTGCCCTGCTTTCCATCGTAGGAACTTACGTGCCTTGGTGAAAGCATCATACTCATCGCCACCTTTCATAGGTATACGTTTATTCACGAATGTGTTTCCTCTAACGTAAACGAATGTGAATCAAACAGTAATGTACCTGCCATACCTTCTTCAGAACAAGGGCGGTTCTTCTCTACCCGTAGCTGCGTAGTGTTACGCTCATGGTCATCCTCTGACAATTTGTCACGGTACAGATCAATGATCACAGAAGCTCTCTGACCGATCATCTTACAGTACTTAGGGTCACCATTCTCGTTTGTATGTGCAATGGTTACAATACCTACGTTAAGCTCTGCAGCAAGCTTAGAGAGCCTTACAGATAGATCTGCAAGCTGTTGCTCTTTGCTTTCCTCAGAAGACCCTACAACTACATCTTGGATAGGCTCAAAGAAGATATACTTACACTCACAACCTTGGCTCAGATAACGGATCTGCTCGATGAAGTCATCAGTATCACTACCGTCAGGCATGTAGAACTGATAGATCAACTCGTCCTTGGTCAGGTCTCTGATGGCTTCTTCTACTAAGCTATGTACCCCAAGAGCATCAATGATATCCCTACGTGTCAGGTTCTGGTTCAAGTGGTAAGACACAAGACCTAACAGGGAGCGTAGCTTGGTTTCCTCAAGATGCCAAGAGGCAAAGGGAACCTTACGCTTAATCATGTTGTACTCAAGGTAACGCATGACCTCAGTCTTACCAATACCAGTAGGTGCTTTAATCACAGTGAAGTGACCCTGCATCAAACCCATGATCTTATCATCAAGAGCTTCGATACCTGTAGGTACATAGTTATACTCAGGGCTTTCCTTGAATAGTTTAACGAACTGGTCTGCGGTATTTAGGATATTCTCAGGGGTATACTTATTAGCATTCCACCAAGCGTTGCTGAACTCCTTACGTGCATTGTTCACAAGGAAGTCATTAGCGTCTTTGTAGACGTCATGGATAACCCGATAGGTTTTATTCGGGAACATGTTGAAAATTTTAGCAGCCACTGCATTACCAGCTGCATCATTGTCAACGCTAAGGACGATCTTCTCAAAGCTATCAAGCCAAGGAGTACACTTCTCCCAGAGCCTCTTAGAAGGCGTAGCAGAGGGCAAAGACACCACAGGGGTAATGGACTTACCACCCATGATCTCCTGCACTGAGAGAGCATCTATTTCGCCCTCAGTGATGGTTACCATACGAGCACAACCTGCAGGGAATATGTTCATACCGAATAGCTCATCCTGACTAAGGTTCTTAGCCGAGAAGGTCTTTGGCAATACCCTGATCTTCTTTCCACCGGAGGGATAGATATATTCTTGCTTTACCACATCTCCTTCGGCATTCTTGTAGCTGCGTACATCATACATTTCCATTACACTACTAGAGATACCTCTAGCTGCAATATACTCATAATCTTTAATCTCTGGTATATCTACATCAAAAGCCATTTCTTCATCACTCCTATTGCTTTTACGTTTCACCACTTTATCTATTGCGAAAGACCAGTCATCGCAAGACTTACAATGACCTACACCTGAATCTGTATTGTAGCAGTAGGCATCAGAGCTGCCACAACCCTCTACATTAGGACAAGGTAACCTAAGTATCTCTGGCATAATTTTTCCTCTTTTTAGTCATATCACTCTTCTCAGCTGCGAGAAGTAAAACTATAATACACTATAGTGTTACGAAAGACAATAATAACTTTTAGTATTTATAAATAAAGTAACACTTAAGTTAGGGATTTCTATCGCAGCCCTATTTCTATCGGGGGCCTTTTGAAAACAATTTCCACCGTAGCCTCATTTCCCACGTAGCCCTATTTCCATCCCAGGGGGCTTTCTATCGTAGGGGTATCTAAGTCTTACCCTGGAACTTAGCCTGGTCCTTGGCTTAGACCCTGGCCTAGAACCTGGATTAGGGCAAAATAAAAACCCTAGCCTATCTCTAAGCTAGGGTCTAAGTTAATTTATAGTGTTAGACTGTTTGTGTAACTCTAAGCTAATAATATTCTTTGCTTCTTCGATATTTTCTATGCATTCACATAAGATATCAAGAGCTGTCTCAGTCCTATTTACGCTCATAAGCATGGCTGACATCTTTAATCTATCGTTTAGGTTACTAAAGACTTCTAAAAGGTGGTCTAAGTTTTTCATAACTGTTCCTTTGTTAGAGTTAGAGGGGGCCGAAGCCCCCTGCTGTTAAGCTAGACGGCTGTTAGGCATTACGTTAGCGCCATACTCATAGAGTTCGTCTACAAGATCATAGGGGTTCCCGTAGAAGTCCTTGAGCAATAGAGCCACCGCTTGGGGATGGCTACAGACAAGCTCTAGGAAGTCGTCCGCTTCAGTATCTTCTGCCACCACTTTAGTCGGTATCCAGCAGTCTCCGGCGTCCCAGTAGTCGAAGGAGCTTCTATAGCTTCCGTGTTGGGGATACCCCCAGTGACGGTCGTAGTAGTAATCTACAACTGTCGGGTCGCGCTCGAAGACTAGCTTTGACCAGTCTGCTGATATAAGCGCATCTCTGAGGGCTGAAGCGAAGAACAAGTCTTGCGTTTCTCCCTTAGTATGCTGCGCGTTGTAACCCACAGAGACGTTTGTACACTCTGAGATTAGCTGCGAGTACTCATTGGAATCGGTATAGGAACCCGTAGGGTCGGGCCGCATACCTAAGCCAAGGATACTATCTAGAGACACTGCAAAGGCATCGGAGCATGTCCTAAGCCCTGACTGGTGAGTGATGATATCCTCTTTGCCTTTCCTGTCGAACGATATCACAGCCTTAAGGTTATCCATCCACGGTGGATTATCGCTAACAAGTTTACTAGAGCCGATACATCCGGTTTCTTCTTCGGCGTGGACTACATAAACACCCTCGATACCTGCGTCGATCATCTCTAATATCAACCATATACCTGTGGCACAGTCTGCGCCTAGACAGTTAGAGTCGCTGTCATTTGCTAGGCTAACGATATCGTTCTTGATCTGGATCTTTTGCATACCTCCAGAGTTATGCACGCTATCATAGTGAGCTGCAAAGCAGAGCTTGGGGTTGTTACCTATGACAAGCTCATAGTTACCATGCTTGTCTGGATGCCCGAAGGTTGGGTGTAGAAAACGGCTACAGAAATCCTTTATGGAATCTGTGCCATGCTTGCGCTTAAACTTAAGCATTGAGGTTAAACTATGCACTTTCTTTAGTCTCCTGTTCTCGGGGTTCTAATACCCAATGGTCGTTGGTTGCGTCATAGACATACTTATCGCTAAAATCATTACCATTATACCAAGTGATACCATAAGCAGAGGCTATAGCTCCACACTGTAGATTGACGCTCTGATCGTTATGATAGATTTCTTCTACGATATCACACATGAAGTAGTCGTTGTCATATTCGTCTTGGCTGATAACTATGCCATCACCTGTGGTATAGACATGGTCTTCATCCCAGAGTTCACCTGACTCAGTTTCTACAGCGTGATGACTAGAGCAATGCTCGCACCAGACCTGCTGATTGTTACCCCAGCGATTAACTGTGTTTACATCCGTAGCTTCATCTCTAGGTAAATCTTCTTCGCAATAGTCGCAGCAGAAGAATAGAGAGTGGTAACAGTCTTCACAATAGTTATCACCATCGCGGGTGTAGACATAGT